TTATTGCAATTATTTGCATGACCATCCCTGTCCACGACAGCATGCCAAAAAACCCTAATATTTCAGCGATTTCTTGCCTACCCATAGTTTTTCCACTTCGCGTTTAACATATGGCCGGACCAGCTCCGGCAGCTCATTAAGGGCGTTTATTCTATCATTTCTCGTTTCTTTGGCCATAATTTTTTTGGCCGCAAGATAAATGGCAAACGAACACGCCGATCGAATCGGTCCTGTTTGGTCAGCAAGATCTCGCCTGCCCGCCATCACGTCATCGATAATTTCGCTTGGCCTGCCATTCGGCCACGTAATCGGTGAAAGCGTCCCACGCGGCGTCTGCGCCGAGCGCGATGCAGACGAACGAACCTGCTTTTTTCGAGGCATCCAAATACTCCTGTTGTCCTTCTTGCCATTTTGATTTTGTGTGATCTCTGCGCTTGATTTCGCAAACAAACGATGGAAACCCCGGTATGATAATATCAGCCGCGCCTTTGGTCATTCCCTCTGCGCGCTCGAACGCGGCTTTTGTCCACGTCCTTAATCCTTCATTGCGTGGGTGAAGCGCGATCAGCCCCCACGATTCTGCGTATTGCTCTCTTAAGCGACCAAAAAAAGTCACTTGCTCGAGCGTTTCACTTGGGCACTGTCCGCGATACGACATATCGCCATAGACAGGCAAATCACTTGGGAACTTCATCTGCCCTCCGATTGTATGCATACACTTTGTAAAATTTGGAATCGGTGTCTTTTGCGTAAGTGATTGTCTCAGGTGGATTGCCACCTAACCCAAGAAACATGCTGCGCTCTTGGAAGCCTTTTGACCACGTTGGTTCTTTGAAAACCCAAAACGGAAACGATCGATAAGGTGTCGTGACATTAATGCGCCAACACTCGCGCCCTGATTGGCTGATCGTGCTCGCAACTTCCCATCCGATCACCTTGTCCGTTTGACGCCGCGTCGGATCCGCCTTCATTTCTTTGAACGCCGCGACGAGCTTCTCATTGGGGTCTACGATCTCACCCTTGCATTCGGTGCAGTAACGAGCCGCGATGTCGTTTTCAGCATCGCAGTGGGGGCACTGCTTAAACGTGTATCTATACCCGCACTGAGTGAGGTTGCCCGCGACCAATACTCGACCATTACATCTTCTGCCATAGTGTGCCGGGACGTCCCCGTATTCTGACTGAATTGGTTTTTCGTCGAGATCGCAAAAGTACCCAGAAGGACTGATGTTGAACCCTGAAGGGTTAGGCCGCGCTTTGTATTCATTTTCCACCTCGCACAACGGGCATTTGCATTTGATGTAAAGGCCTTCTTCCTTCGCCTTGATCGTTCTAATGTTCGGGGCAAACACGTCGCCATCTGGGCAGTGCCGCTCAATGTTCTCGGCATAATCGAGGATCAAGCAATCTTCTTTCCCGTCGCATAAACGCAACCCACGGCCAATGATCTGCTGCAGAAGACCGACCGATTCCGTCGCGCGCAACATAGCAATGACGTCGACATGCGGTGCGTCGAAGCCGGTGGTCAAAACCGACACGTTCACAATGTATTTGATCTCGCGCGCTTTGAACCGAGCTATGATGTCGGCCCGCTCTTGCCTCGGCGTGTCGCCTGTTACGATCGCGGAAAGCTCCTGTGGCAGGCTGGCAAGGCATTCATAGGCATGCTGCACCGTGGCAGCAAAAATCATCACGCCCTGCCTGTCGCGGCTCTGCGCGACCACGTCAGCGATGATGTCAGCAGTCGTGCGCCCCAGCCCGACATAAGCGCGATCGACATCGGCGGCGTCAAACTGGCCACGGCTGTTCAACTTCATGTCGAGCGTATGATAGCTTTCGGCGTGAATTGTGCCAATCACCGGCCTTGTGAGATACCCCATACCAATGAGCTGGCGCGCCGTGATGCGATCGACGCATGCCGCAAAATACGGCTTGTCTGTCTCGTGAGATGGCACCGGCGTCCCGTCCGGCCATTGCCCGAAGATATAACCGGATCCCATGCGATATGGCGTTGCCGACATGCCGACGACGCGCAAGTTCGGGTTCTGCTCCCGCATGTTGTCGATGATGGATTTGATTGTCGGCGTGATGCCGTGGCACTCATCGACAACAACCATAGCGAATTGGCTGCCGAATTTTTTGATTCGGTTGTGAACAGTGATGGGCGTCCCGAAAACGACCGGGTGACGCAACGACTTCGACCCGGCGCTTGCCGAAAAGATCGAGTATTTGTTGCCGGTCAATTCGTACTTCTCGCTGTTCTGGATCACCAGCTCGGCGCTCGGCGCAAGGCATAGAACGTGTTTGCCGCCTGATATGCGGTGAATAGTTGAAGCAACCTCCGCAATGATATGGCTCTTGCCTGCGCCGGTCGCAGCCTCGATCAAGCATGGCTCGCGCGTCTTCTTAATCCAGTCAATGATCGCGTCATGCGCTGTCTGTTGATATGGCCTAAGCATCATTGCCCTACAAAAATTGTTTCTGTTGGAGATTCGTCGAACAGATACCAGCAGGCGTTGTCCTTGCCGAGCGTCTTGCCGAACCATTTGACGCGACCGACGGCCACGATCTTATGGCATCGGCTCAGATACGGGATCGCTTGCTTTGTGTGCGCCCAGTCCGCGTCAAAGAGCAGCCATGTCGGACCCCAAAAGAACGACCTCTCGATGATCTGGTGCAATACGTCGCGCCCCCATGGCGGATTTGTAATGACAAGGTCAGCACGTTTCATGTCGTCCTTGTTCAAAAAAACCGCGTCGGCCTGCTGCACAATTTTGTGTTGCGGATCGACGTCATACGCAGCAACGCACTTGTGACCGTGCTTGCTCAATATCTTGATCAAAGCGCCATTACCGGCGCACGGTTCGGCATAGTAAGATTTTGGTTTGAGGTGCTTCAGAAGGGGCAAAACCGCTTCCTCTGGCGTCTCATAAAGATCAAGTTTTTGCCGCTTGAAACTACTGCGCTTGCCCATCTAAATATTTCCCTGCATTCGGCATTTCACGTTCAATCAAATATTGCTCATAAAACATTTTGAGAGGCTTCTGGATAGTATCCATATAGCCCTTGTCAAACTTCACGATCTCAAGATCGTCTCCGTTCGGTGCCCACTGATAAAAGTAGCAGACGCTCCTGTTAGTCACATAAAGTTGAACCTGCATCTGAGCATAATAGTGCGGCTGCATCTTTGCCGTCTTAAAAACAGGCTTGGGGCTGTTCCGCAATCCAAACGGACACTTGACCTCGACCAGTCCTGTCGCGCCGACAAGCCCGTCTGGGCTCGCGCCCAGCCAATCCTCGTATTCATAGAAACCGCACTTCTCGACCGCGACGCCAAAGCTCATTTCAAATTGGCTGATTGCGCCAGCCTCATTGGCCACGCCCCAGTCAGTCGCAAAACTTCCAATAAACTCTCTCGGCGCTCCGTGCCAATCGCGCACCATGCGGCGCATGACATCCTTCTCATTTGAAAACGGCGACAGATTAAGTATCGCGCCGACCGCAGACCCAGTGACGCGGCCCTTGCGGGCGTTAAACCATTCTTCGCTACGCTGTTCCATCATGCTGCACTCTGTTTTTTATAAATATTATATTTGTCCAACACACGCTGAATGACAGCCATTTGCTTTGTCGAAAGTGGCCAAACATTGTCGCGGTAAATTATATCCAAAACAAAATTCTGTTCCCACTCGCTTAACATATGAGTGCCATACTCTTCTGCAAATTCTTGAAGCGCTTTAATGGCTGGTATTGTTTGCTTCCCTTCTCTGTTGGGGCGCATTTCTTCTGCGTGTCTGGCGCGCGTTTCTCTTGCTCGATCTCCTCTTTTCAACATATCATCCCAAAAATCGTTGCTGGGTCGTTTCTGATAAATCGTTGTTGCAAAACACTGTTTCAACAAATCAACGATAGACATCTTTTTTTCTTTTGCCATTTGCGAAATTTTTTTCGCGGCAATAGCGCGCTCGTTATCAAAGTCTGATCCAAGCATGCCAATCAGCTTTGTAATTCTGTCTTTTTCAGCTTGTTCCATTGCCCCCTCGCAAAAGTGGGGACGGCCTCGCGACCGCCCCCGTCCCTTCTAGCCCCTTAGAAGGGCACCTCGTCATCGAGGACTTCGGCAACCTTGGGAGCGGCTGCCGCAGCCATCGCCCCCGCGCCACCGGCGCGAGGAGCCACAGACGAGATCCAATTCATACCCGTGCCGTCATCACGTTTCATCAGCATGACTTTGATCTGCATAGGCTTGTTCGTGACCGTCGACTGCAAGAGGTCAGTGCTCGGAGCTTTACCAGACGCTTTGAGCTTTCCACCTGCGTTCGCGTCGATCGCAAACAGCATTTTCTTGGCCTTGTCCTTCTTTTGGACAGGGTTCTTCGCTTGCGGGTCTTCGTCGTAGACCCAAAGCTTTTGAAACACCTTGCGGTTTTTGTAGTCCGCAGGTTGAACGACGGACCACCGCAACGAGATATATTTCAATCCATTTTGATTGGTTTCGATCTTCGCTTCGTCGATGACGGCGACACAATCCGTTTTGTCTGGGATCGGGTCGAGATTGCCGCCACCTGTTTCAAATTTACTGCCTGTTTTGGCGATGTCATCGCCGTCTGAAAGTTCCCAAAAATCAGCCATGAGCCTTTTCCTTCTTTGCTGGATGCTGTGGTTTCAATGCTGGAATGAAGTTTGCCAGCGGGTTAACGCCCGGCAGCACCGGAATTGGCTCGCTAATGCCAAAACGGTTTTTCGAGACGTTGGCTGCGGTCGCATAAGTGATCAGGACGCGAGTGCCGTCCGAGATCGCCTTCTTCCGTTCGCCCTCACCGGTGGTGAAAGTCTCAAGCTTCAAGAACCCAACGACGTCGACATCATCGACATA